GAATATTACGAGGAAAAGGCGACAGAAGCACAAAACGAATACAACGAGGCCAATACACTATTGCAAGCGTTACAAACCGCTGACCCACCAAATAACACGGCAATAAATGCACAACAAGCAATAGTTGATACCAAGTTAGCATTATATAATGCGGCACAAGCAACCTCTACGGCATACACATCTCCAACAAATGGATATAATGACATCGATATCTCACAGTTCAATCATCCCGTAAAATCGTTGTTTTTCGGTTTTACGACAAAACAGGCCGTCGTTGAAAAGGACTTTTTATCATTTAAATCCGCCGATATTCAAATAAACGGAACTCCGCTGTTAGAGAATATGAGTCCGTTATATTTCCATATCGTTCAGAATTATAATCATACAAAATTTGGAATTATCCAATATGACGAAGATAAAGATTGTCCATTTTACACCAGGTATTTCGCCTACCACTTCTGTCTAGACGCGTCCAGTTATAAACCAACAGGGACATGCAATTTCAGTCGGCTCGATAACGCAAAAATCATATTGAGGAACGTGAAAAAGGGTTATGAGCGCGCGGAGACGGAAGAACTAATAATTTATGCCGTAAATTATAATATATTACGCATAGATAAGGGTATGGCGGGAGTTTTATTTGCGAATTAAATTATCTTTACAAAATATAAGTATGCGCGTCAGGATTGTTCGCAGCCCCAATTCTAAAAAGAAATTCAGGGCGATCTTAGAAGACGGTAAAACTGTTGATTTTGGTGCGAAAGGTTATTCAGACTACACAAAACACAAAACACCTTCTCGAATGAGATCTTACGTATCTCGTCACGGTGGTCAAATACCCAAACGCACCATAGAGGAGAGTGATCCCAATAGAATTCAGAACCTAATGTTAAACGTCAATAGGAGTGATACAGAGGATTGGAAAATGAGCGGTATCAACGGGGCCGGTTTTTGGTCACGTTGGTATCTCTGGAGTTTTCCAAATATTGTAGGTGTCAAACGGTTTATGTCCAATAAATTTGGCATACAGATTGTTTAAATTATCGCAACTTCCTAAAAAGTGAAATTAACATCTTATTTTAAGTAGTGCTTAGTGCAACCTATCTGTTGCAGCTAACAACGCAACGCCTAAAATAAAGAATAGTACCAAATGATTACATTCAGTATCTTCTAAACCTTTTGGGTCAGATTGGTTGACAGGTTTAGACACTTGTTCGACTTGTTCTGGTGTCGATGGTTCCTCTTCCTCAATGAAAGCGTACCCTATCATACTTTAGGTTTAGAGATTAATTTCGGTTTTCTTTTTTCTTCGAACTCGCTTCTTGGTCGGTGCCGAAACAGCAACTTCCTTGACTTCACCGCCCGTCGATTCTCCTGAGATGGAGACGATATCGGAGATATCATCTTCCGCGACAGGAATCTTGGTCGTCGTGGTGGTGGTCTCATTCGCGGCTTCCATGGGACTGGTATTAACCGGTAACGGCGGACCAACCATACCACCCATCAGGCTTCCGAGATCGATGCCCGGTCCCTGCATTTCGTATTGACCACCCGACGAGGTATCGTTAATCTCCGGGCTTTGTGTAGCCGGCGGCGCCGATGTTTGCGCCTTCCCCATATTCTGTGCCGCTTGCATCATGTTTTTCATCATCTCTGGATTTTGTTTCAAAACATCGCCCATATTTGGTAAGGATTTCATCATTGTAGAAGTCAAGTGGAACATCATGGCGGATCCACCAAGCATGAGTATCAGCTTGACTTCCGGAGCGACGTGCATCTTCGTTCGATACTTAACGTACAATTCCTCGAAAACGGTATCATAATCGTCCTGGTTTTCCATCACTGATTCGCTCCAACCTTCGAGTTGAAGATCGAACGGATTGTATCGTTTGTTAAGGAATTCGAGACCCGTGACACACGCAATCAACATACGCTTGGAAAAGCGAACCGATTGATCCACCTCAATAGAATACATTACCCGCTTCACCTCGGCGCGGAGTTCATCTACGGGCGAATACGCCGTGAGACGTTTATTTACCGAAAATCCCTTTTTCTCTAATCTAGCAATCTTGTTCATGAGATCGGCCTTCTCGTCATCTACGGTCGCAAAATTCGGAGATGGACGCTCTTCTTGTTCCTGGCCACCGTAGTCACCACCCCCTCCCCCTCCTCCGTATGCGTCATCGTCTCCCATGAATATAGGATCTTCACCATAATCGATCTCCTCTTCTTGTGCTCGTGGCATTTCGGTTTGTTTATTTGGATTGGCAAAAGCGTCGAGCGCTTCCTGGTGAGCCGAGGAAGGGACATTCCCCGGTTGTCTGAAATTTTGTGGTCTCTTGGGTTTTTGAATTCTCGGAGCCGAAATCTGAATCTCATCCATGATGGCCTGTTCATCATCATCCAATTTCATTACAGTAGCATTTCCACGATCGAGTGTTATCTCTTCGTCCATCTACTCTTTAACTTGAAAGTATTAAATTATCTTTAACGCACTTTATAATAAAATATAATATCGAGTCATTATATATGGATACCCCAGAGCGAGTTAGAATTGCGGTCATTGTTGGATTAGTATCATTGATGATAGTCTTATATATTACAAATCGAAAAAGAGATTCTTATTCGCCGAGACCGATCGTCGTTAAGCCGGTCGGTGACAAAACGATAAATGCCCTCGAAGATGATATTGCATGCATTCCCGGTCCCGGTAAAAAATCAGCATACTACACCCGACGAGGAGGTAACAGAGAGACCTTGACACCAGGTGGTGTGTGTGGTGACCAAAAGTCAGTCGAGGATAGTTCCAAATATGAAATCGTGGATGGAATCGGCGGGCTTTTAATCTAAGTGTATAATAATAACAGGACAATGACACTGCCCGATACGGAATATGAAACTCATACGGTGGTTGTGGATAATTTAAGCCATGCCACGAACACCGACTTTGTAGCATTCTTACCCAAACCCCTCGAAAATGTGGTAGAAGCTAAATTAATGGCGGCCTCCCTCAATACGAATGGTGATGCCCAACGATGTATCCACATCACGATAAATGAGCTCAGAAACACATTCACCCAAACGGCAAAGGCGGACCTCGCGGTGGCGAGTTCCAATATAGAAAGCGTGTTCGGTACTATCATGTGTCAGCATCAATTACACGGTGCTTCCAATGGTCAAAAGGCTGTTTTTTTCCGAGATGATTACGACATCGAACAACAATTTATTACACCTATTCTCAAGCTCGATCGCTTAACTTTTGATCTCGATAAACAAAATGGTACACCGGCGAGTGTCCAGGATGCTGTATTTGTTATGAGATTTACGTGTATGAAAAGAAATATGAAACCCTTCTAGTCAAAAAATAAACTTTAGTTATTATAACATGTCTTCTGGAATTGTACAATTGACCGCTGTGGGTTCGCAAAACGAACAAATCACAGGCAACCCAGAAGTCTCGTATTTCGTATCTTCTTACAAGAGACATTCAAACTTTTCACAGTCGCTCGAAGAACAAACCATACAGGGGGCAGTGAATAGTGGATCTTCATCCAAAATCCGTTTCGATAAAACGGGTGATTTATTGGGATATGTATATTTATGTATCTCACAAAACGGCGAAGCTAAGGATTCGCCGGATTGGACATCTTTAATTAAAAGTGCCAGCCTCTTAATCGGAGGGCACGTCATCGACAAACAAAGTTCCGACTTCTGTGAAAAAATTGCCATAGATACAATGGCCACAAATACGACACGAAGTGCGAATGGACCCCATGGCGGTAGAAGTACCCGTTCGTATTTTTATCCGTTCAGGTTCTTCAATTGTGAGAATCCACAATCTGCGATACCCCTTTGTGCTTTATCCTATCATGAAGTTGAAATTGTCGTGGAATGGGGAGCCAGTGCGGCCGATTATGAATGGGAATGTCATGCGAATTTTTACTATCTCGAAGAGGAAGAAAGAGTAAAACTCGCATCTGAACCCCAGAATATCTTAATTCAACAAGTACAACAAAACATAGCATCTGGAGAGAAAATTCAGGAATTATATTTTAATCATCCAGTCAAATATATTGCGTCTACAAATACAACTTTATCCTCGGCTCTTACATCACCAAGTAACAAAATAAAGCTGAGTGTAAATGGAACCGATATAGGGGTCATGAAATATGCGAAACCACACTACATTGACGTGAGTGCGTATTATCACACAGAAAATGTCACAACTCCAGACTTTTTCTTATACCCATTCTGTTTAAAAACGAATAGCTTACAACCCACAGGAACACTTAATTTTAGTAGATTAAATTCAGTCAAATTATGGAGCGAGAATTTAGATATAGATGATGATATTTTTGCCGTAAATTACAATATTTTACGAATAAATAACGGCATGGCAGGGATCCTTTACGCAAATTAAAATACGTTCATATATTAAATGGTGAAGAATCTCAATACCATCGACCGCTCAGAAAGGGTCAGGTTAGGTAAATGGACAGCAGATCACCAGCCGGAAAACACCGTCGTACTCAATGCGACGGGAGAGATGTTTCCCATGGTTACTGCAAACTCCTTTTACGTAGCACCACTACGGTATGATTTAGGACAGCGAACAAGTTCAAATACAATTGTATATAACTATTCTACGAAGGAAATCGTGGATATTGGTCCGGGTTCTATTTCGGGTCTGGATGAAGTATTAGTATCATCCAATGTTTCGATCTATCCCATGAAATTAGTAAATAACGTGACGGGTCTGGTTACAACGTCCAATGTGGGTGTAGGAAATACAAATCCAATTCACTTATTAGATGTCGGGGATAACTTTTATGTTACACGATCCGGTAATGTTTCTATCGGAGGGGACCTGACAGTCACAGGTAACACGACAATAGATGCGCACACCCTAAAAATCAAAGATAGTATATTGGAAATAGGTTCAGATAATACACTGGGTGTGAATGATTTAGGCCTTTCGCTCACTCGACCCGGTGCGGCGAGTAACGTCGCCATGGTATTTGATGAACGTAGTAATGTGTTATCGTTTGGTTATTCGGATACCGCCGCACAATCTAATGTTATCGCGTTCAGTAATAATTCATCAAATGGAATGTCCATGCGAGTATATGGTGATTTCTCGGTGAATGAATGGAAAATGATGCAAACTGACGGTATCACGAACACGATAAACTACGCAGACAATACAGCCTCCATTACAGCGCCCGCAAAGGGAATATTTACAGTAACCGTTACGTCCGGTAATGCCGGGTATGGTAATACATACGAAGTCAAATTAAACGGAACACGAATCTTGTTACTGAATGACGATAATATGGGGCCAGTTTCAATTACCAGACAGTTAATGAAGGGAGATGTGATTACAATTATACCTACAGGATTTGGTTTTACATTTTCAAATTTCAAATTTGTCTATACCGATACAATTTTCTCTTTAATGAATGAAAATAAGACAAACACGTTTGTTGTTTATGATCAAAGTAGAGTTGGTATTTTAAAGTCCGTACCCACACATACCCTCGATGTAGGATCAAATTTATATGTGGATGATAGTGGTTCGAATGTCTTGGGTGTTACGGGTAATACATTCATAAGCGGGGAACTAGATGTCATTGGTAATGTAAGTATCTCATCAAATTTAAGTCTAGCCGGTGACGTTACGAGTAATTTGGATATACTCGGAAACGTGAGTGTGGGTAGAGAGGTATCCATTACAGGTAATACGGTTGTCACCGGAAATATTACAACATCAAATAATTTAACCGTGGCCGGGGGTGCCGTTATCACGGGAAATATCGTGACTTCTAGTAATCTCACTGTGTCGGGGAACGCAGAGATTTCTGGTAATATAATCACAAACAAAATCACATCGAATACTCTAAATGTATCGGATGAAATAGAAATTGGATCAAATCTAACAATTGGTGGTAACTTAATTACCACCGAATATCTTACGGTTGGTAAAGATGCGAATATAGCTGGTAACACTGTCACGACGAGTAATCTCATCGCAAATAAGGATGTTGATATATTCGGTAATACCGTCATTTCTGGTAATTTAACGACGTCGTATCATACCACGCTTCACAAGAATGCGAACATATACGGAAACCTAATCACAACCGGGAATCTTACAGTTTCAAATAATCTCACCGTTACCCGAGAAACAGAGATATCTGGAAATCTCGAGACGACCGGAAATATCACCACGTCGAGCAATTTAACGGTGTCTCAAAACGCGCGTATTTCGGGGAACGCGACCGTTACAGGAAACTTGGTATGCATGGGTCACATCGTGCTCGGTAACTTAACGGTGAACAAAGACTCGACCGTCACGGGAAATTTGCTCAGCCACGGTAATATAACAACATCGTATAACTTAACCGTAGCGAAAGATGCGACCATTACCGGAAATTTAGAAACAACCGGCAACATCACAGGAGATTACAATTTAACGATAGCAAAAGATGCGGCTATCACCGGAAACTTGGCAACCACGGCCAATATATCGACTGATTACAATTTAACGGTGGCAAAAGAAGCAACCATAACAGGAAATTTGGCGACGGATGGTAATATTACAACATCCAGTAACCTCACGGTAGCGAAAGACGCAACCGTGACAGGTAATCTGACCGCCACTGGTAATATATCGACTGCCTATAACCTGACCGTAGAAAAGGAAGCGACCATTACCGGAAATTTGGTGACAGATGGAAATATTACAACATCAAGTAACCTCACAGTATCGAAAGACGCGACGGTCACCGGGAATTTGGCCACTACGGGTAATATATCGACTGCGTATAATTTAACGGTCGCAAAAGATACAGAAATTACGGGTAATTTGGAAACTACGGGTAACATCGAAGGGGCATACAATTTAACGGTGGCAAAGGATGCCGCTATCACCGGCAATTTAATCACCACTGGAAATGTATCAACCTCTTATAATTTAACTGTCGCGAAAGATGCGGCCGTTACGGGTAATTTGGAAACCACTGGTAATATCACCGGGTCATACAACTTAACGGTGGCAAAGGATGCCTCCGTCGCTGGTAATTTAACGGTCACAAAGGACGCTACCGTCACTGGTAATTTGACAGCTACAGCTAATATAGGAACCGACTACAACTTAACGGTGGCAAAGGATGCCGCCATCACTGGCAATTTAACCACTACCGGAAATGTATCGACCGCTTATAACTTAACGGTCTCGAAAGATGCGGCCGTTACCGGTAATTTAGAAACAACGGGGAATATATCGACCGCGTATAATTTAACAGTTGCAAAGGACGCCGCTGTCACTGGTAATTTGACAACTACAGCTAATATAGGAACCGACTACAATTTAACGGTCGCGAAAGATGCGGCCGTTACAGGTAATTTGGAAACCACCGGGAATATATCGACCGCGTATAATTTAACGGTCGCCAAAGACACGAGCATAACCGGTAATATAGTCACGGATGGTAATATTACAACATCAAAGAGCCTGACTGTTTCTGGAAATGTTGATATTTCTGGAAATGTGTCTATTTCCGGGAACTTAATACATGACGGAAAAACCACTGTCATTAATTCCGAAAATGTCATCGTAAAAGATCCAATAACTCTTTTAGGGAATGGATTTAGTTCCGATACCATCGACTTTGGTCACATCATGAAGCGGGACGGGTCGAATGTTGTGAGTGGCTACATGGGAGACGAAAGAAAGTATGTGATCGCATATACCGAGAGTACGGGTCTTACACCACACATCGTCCCTACGGCCGAAACCATGAATGTACATGTGTATGGTAAGGTATTCACGGAGTCAAATGTCGGTATCATGAACACAGAACCTACCCATCAGTTGTCCATAGGTAACAATATCTTTGCCGACAACGGTAGAGTGAGTGCCACAGAATTTTCTGGGGATGGTGGATTACTTTCCAATATAGCAACTACGTTACAGTCCATATCTGACCAGGGTAACGTAACGTCCAATACCATACAATTTACAAACGCCAAAACGGGCTTTGTGGTTTCATCGAATGCGATTATAACAGGAAATTTGACAGCGTCGAATGTGGGTATTGCGAACGCACTTCCCACGCACCAACTGTCTATTGGTACAAATGTGTTCATTCGAGATGGTACCATAGAAGCGACCCAGTTCGATGGCGATGGTGGCTTACTGTCCAATATCACAACTACGTTACAGTCTGTTTCGGATCATGGTAATGTGACATCCAATACCATACAATTTACAAACGCTAAAACTGGTTTCATAGTTTCATCTAATGCGGATATAAGCGGTAATTTGACAGCGTCGAATGTGGGTATTGCGAACGCGCTTCCCACACACCAATTGTCTATCGGTACGAATGTGTTCATTCGGGATGGTACCATAGAAGCGACCCAGTTCGATGGTGATGGTGGCTTACTGTCTAATATAGCAACTACGTTACAGTCTATTTCGGATCAGGGTAACGTAACGTCCAATACCATACAATTTACAAACGCTAAAACGGGCTTTGTGGTTTCATCGAATGCGGATATAACCGGCAATTTAACAGCATCGAATGTGGGTATTGCGAACGCACTTCCCACACACCAACTGTCTATCGGTACGAATGTGTTCATTCGAGATGGTACCATAGAAGCGACTCAGTTCGATGGTGATGGCGGACTCCTCTCTAATATCGCGACGACATTACAATCCATTACAGACCAGGGCAATGTGACATCTAATACCATACAATTCACTAATACAGATGTCGGGTTTATAACCACAGCAAATGTTGGTATAGCCAATTCGGCGCCTGATCACTCCCTGGCTGTGGGGTCGAATTTGTATATAGATGAATTTGGTTCAAATGTACTCGTAATCAACGGAAATGTAGCCACAGAGAAGATCACGTTAGGTAACGTGGCCGTATCTGCGGTTTATACTCTATCTCATATAGCGAATAGAGGAAATGTTACGTCCAATACCATACAATTTACAAACCCCAACGTGGCATTAACAGCAACGGGGAATGTAGAAATTGGTACGGGAAGTCTCTACAAGGGTGACGGTGGTGTATTATCTAATGTCTCAGCGGGTGCGCTCGGGTCTGCCGTTACCATGACGAGCACAGACACATCGAGTTTGGCTGGTCCGGAATTCACATTATACAGAAACTCCGCAAGCGCAGCTAATAACGATTACCTGGGTCAATTAAAGTTTTCTGGAAAGAATGCGAATGGAAATACAAAAATTTACGCAAAAATGACCGCCAAGGCAAACGATGTTACAACCGACGCCGAAAAGGGATTATTTGAATTTGCTATCCGAAAAGCCGGAAGTTTGAATATTTGTGCGCGCCTCACATCGACCGATCTCAAACTCCAAAATGGTACGGGTCTCGAAGTTCAGGGTAATACGACAATAGGCGAATCGGCGGGTGGCTCTGCGTTCAAATCTATACGGGCGGTCACCGTGAGTATAGGTGGAAGTTCTACCACTAGATTCAGTCAGACCGCATTTACATACGGTCATACATACTCCAACGCAGCAAAACTCATATTTTCCGTTACCATAACCAATACTGCTGATGAACAACTTACTTTGTATCCGACAATAACAAATAAGGGTACAAGTGGCGCAAAATTAAATATTAGAAATCTCACCAATACCGATTGTAGTAGCAGCGCAAATTGGAACGTCAGTACCGCGCGCGCGGAAATAATTATATACGAACTCCCGTAATTATTTATAGACAGGACATTAAACACATATATTAATTTAATTCAGTTTCAATTAAATTAAGATATACCATCCTCAAAAATTAAATTGCTTTATTATAGTAATAATGCCGAACATTGGTAACACAGGGGTATTTACGAACGTATACCTCAGGAAACTGGAAGAGGAGACGACACCAGATGTGGCACAAAATGTTGTGATGTCTTATAACACCCGGGATCACCAAGTCAAGGAGCGGGGATCTGATACGGTTACGGCATCGCTCTATTTGGGTGATGGTGGTGTTTTGTCCAATATAAGTTTTGATCAAGTAGCAAAAACATCTCTCGATATAGTCCCTCGTGTGAAATTTAGTAATGTCGATACGGGTTTCATAACAACCTCAAACGTGGGAATTGCCAATTCTGCGCCTAATCACACGATGGCAATAGGGTCTAATGTAATTATTAATGACTCCGCTATAGCACCAGCCGATTGTAATGTCATGCGCATTAATGGTAACTTATCAGTCACTGGTCAGACTACTATTACTGGTGATATTCAAGTTGTGGGGGGATCGCAACTCGTGTATGCGGAGGTGTTAGTCGTTGAAAATCCGCTTCAGATGTTCGGTAATAACAACACGGGTACTCTCGGATATGATCTAGGTTCGCTATACAGACGAGGGGGATATCCCACAACCCCGGGAGTGTCGAACGTGGCCGTGGTGTATAGAACGACAGGATCGGGTGCGTCCAAACAAGAAGAGTTTGCGATTGGATTCACGGATAGTCACATATTAGAAAATGACATCATACCGACCGGTGAAACGATGAACATACATCTCTACGGTAACGTCGAATCTTATCACTATTTTGGTGATGGACGAACGTTATCCAACATTTCGTTACAACAAATAACAGAAACAAATAACCCGGTTACATCAGAATTGGGTAATGTAACCACCATATCAACAAAATTCGCAAATCCCAAAACATCTCTAGTCTCTACGTCTAACGTTGGTATAGGCGTACTCACACCAGATTCCAGGCTTGGGGTATATAACGATGAACTCACTTGGACGGTGAGAGTAGATAGAGCTGATAATTTAAACACAAAAATACATTTCAAGGAAATTAAAATTTATGACATCGGCGGACGTTTAATGACAATTAGTGCGGCCAGATCATCTCATCAAAATGGCGACCCGGGAACCCTCCCGGTTACAAACGCATACGACGGAAATTTAAATACATATGTCCGAACGGCGGGTACGAACGGAGATGACTGCGTTGAATTCGATGTCGTGTCCAGAGTCCCGCCGGGCTATGTCAGAATCGATAATATAAATGGACTGGGTGGTGGATCTAACTCTGATCTGACTGGGTGTGCCATTCTCATTCGCGATTCCAGAATCCATGCGACGGGACAGGGAAACACAAATACCGCAACTTTCGGCAATGTATGGTATAATCGTACGATAACCGAAATATTTGTTGATAAGGAATTTGTCGTCCCTCCGGGTAGCTATGTAACAACAGACAAAATATGGGGTGATACATTGTCCAACCTGGTTACGAGTAATATCATAACTTCTACGGGGAGAATGGGGGTTGCCGCGGATAAGGGTTATACGATAACGGGCGATCCTTCCTACGATCAGTACTCACAATTCCATATTTCAAATGAAATAGGCACTCTTTCGGCCAGGTTGGGTGTCGATCAGTCGGTTGGTCCGAGTGGTTCATTCTTTATTCAGGGTTCAAATAATTACAACACTGAAAATATCAATATTTTATTAGCGCCCAAAAATGGTAATGTAGGTATAGGTACGCTCGTGCCCGCAGAAACGTTGGATGTCGATGGGAATATATTTGTTAATGGAAAGGTTAAATTCGGTGCGACAAACCGTCAATTGATTGATTTGTATAACGACGCCTATGCCATTGGTACGCAAACAGATACACAATACTACAGATCCGGTGCTGGTTATGCGTGGTATAAGGGTGGTGCCCATCACGCAAATAAATTTAACCCCGGTTCGGGGGGTTCATCCATGATGGTTCTCACAGATACAAATAACCTGGGCATAGGAACCACACAACCGACGAGTACTCTACAAGTTGACGGGGATGCGCGAGTTAAGGGTGTTCATCCCACGTTGCGATTTGATGAGACGGATAATGTTCAAAACGCATTCATTCAGGTGAATAACGGATCCTTCCATTTAGGCAATGCCCACACCGACGGGACAGAATCTAATATTATTTCAATCAATCTGGCGACGTCCAATGTCGGTATAGGTACGACACACTCAAACGCGGCCGTTCAAATTGAAACGGGTCCCATCACCGCCGGTAGCGCGGTTGACGCACTTAAACTCAAGCGCCGGGATGCGAGTACGAACCCCACGCTAAATGAGGTGCGTCAAGTTATGTATCCAAACTACAAAAATAATGAAAATGCATATTCGATGATACGAACATATTGTCACGAGGAAAGTTCGACGGGTGCCGAGCGGGGTGCCGTTGATATTGTCGTGGGTTCAGCGGGTGATAGTGGTGGCGGGGGAAAACAAACGGCAGTTACCATTCTCAACAGTAACTTATACGCACAAGTTGGTTTTGGTGTTACCGAACCGACGGCAAACGTAGAAACAGCACGGGATTTGAAGATTGGTACATTCCAGCATTTCGGGAGCGATAAAAGACAGAAAATTAACTTGATTGATGGTGAAAATGCGGCGGTTGGTATAGGTTATCAAACCAATACCCAATACTTTAGAACTTCGGGAAATTTTGCGTGGTACAAGGGTGGGGTACATCACAATAACACACTAAACAAGGGAACGGGTGGAGTGGCACAAATGGCATTGACAGCTGCGGGTCAGTTAGGAATAGGAACGACACAGCCAACGTCTGGATATAATCTAGATGTTATCGGTAACGCGAGAGTACAAGGACATATACACTTAGACGCGAGTGATGCTAATTTAAATTCGGCAGATGTACAAGCAACCAACAAAACACAAACATATGTATCGTTTGGTGAAGCTGGAAGTACAAATGATTTCGCATATCTGAGACAAATAGGCGGAAGTGATGCGATTAAATTGGCACTCGATTTCCACAACGACGCGAATGATGCCGGTTTTATCATACGAGATGTCAATTCGGTCGGAGGGGGTGGGGATACGGTCACGGATCGTTTTGAATTGAAACGTGGTGGAGATATGTATATGAGCGGTAAATTGGGTGTCGGGGCACAACCGGATTCTAATTACCAAATGAATGTTAATGGTAGTATCAAGGTTGCCGCGACTTCGTTTTTGGAGTTCTTAGGAAATTCCGGTACGAAAGTTAAATTATATGACACCGGTTCTGATTCGGTTAACTTCAATCTAGGTGGCACAGCTAACAGAGACTTGCGTTATAACGTACCTTCTCTGTACAATCACGTATTTATGATTAATAACCAGGAAAAATTCAGAATCAACGATTCGGGCGATTTCTCTATTTCTGGTAATGTATATGTGGGTACGAATGACAGTACGGTTGGTCCAAAAACTATATATTTCGGTGGTACAGCAAATGATAATCAATTTGGGATAACGGCGATCGAAAATCGTGTATATGATGTAGCCAATAGCTCATCTGAACTTCTTATATTCAAAGGCCAACACGCCGATGATAGAGTTCGTATCCGTGCCGGCGAAATAGCTTTCGATACACACACCGGAACAAACAGAACAGCCGAAAGTCGTAAAATGATACTCAAAAATAATGGATACTTGGGGATAGGTGTAGCTTCTCC